GGAAATCAGCTAAACGGCCAGTCGGGCGCTTATCTCGATCTCAATACGACCCCGGCGACCACCGCCGCCTTTCCGTTTCGCATCCTATCGCTGGTCACTGACCCGCCAGGCTCAAACGGGTCCGATACGACAACTGCCTACAACAAAGTTCTGGTGATGTGGAACAACGAGTTCTACCGCCAGCTGACGGGAGTGTAACCGATGCCAGTCGCACTCTCATCGATCCACGACATGCTGCTGCCGGGGCTGCGCGCGGTCACCGGCAAATACAAGCAAATCCCCCGCCAATACGACAAGGTATTCCAATACATCAAGTCGGAGCAGGCGGTCGAGCGCACGATTGAAAACCGTTACCTGCCTCTGGCACGGCTGAAGAACGAAGGTGCCACGACGGTCTTCGACAACCGCGCCGGTCAGCGTTTCACGTGGAACCAATCGCATCTGGAAATCGCCCTCGGCTACGCGATCACCCGGCCGGCGATTGACGACAACCTCTACAAGACCCAGTTCAATCCGTCGAACCTCGGTCTGCAAGAGAGCTTCAACCAGACCAAGGAAATCTACGCCGCCTCGGTCTTCAATCTCGGCTTCGTCTACCAGCAGGCCGTCGGCGGCGACGGTCAGCCGTTGTTCTCGACGGTTCACCCGATCGACGGCGGTTCCTACGCCAATGCCTTCACGACCGCAGCCGATCTGTCCGAGACGACACTGCTGTCGGCAATGATCTCGATCCGCCGTCAGTTTGTCGATCAGGCGGCATTGAAGCTCTACGCGCGCGCCAAGATGCTGCTGATCCCACCGGAGTTGGAGCCAGTCGCAATCCGGCTATTGGAAACCCAACTGCGGCCGGGCACTGGCGACAACGATGTCAATGCCATCCGCTCAACCACTGGCGGTCTAAAGGAAGGGTATTTCGTCAACGACTACCTCACCTCGGCCTATTCGTGGTTCCTGCTGACCAACGTTCCGGGGTTGGCGTATATGGAACGTATCCCCTTTGAGATGTCGATGGAAGTGGAGTTCAGTACCGATAACCTCCTGGTCAAGGGTTATGAACGCTACAGCTTGTCGTACTACAATCCGCGGTCAGCCTACGGCACCAACCCGACCTCATAATGATTTCAGCAGGTTATAAGAAAACATCGGCCTCGCGAGGCAACGGTATATATATTGCTCGTAACCCTGGTATCACGAGCAATATATTGTACTTGACGCCTGACGAAGGGTGCCATATACTCTCCGACGATAATCCTTCGGAGGATGAAATGGCTGACCTCACCCACGCGCGGTTGTTGGAAGTTATGGAATACACCCCAGAAACGGGTGTATTCCATTGGTTGGTTTCCCCTGGCCCCAGGACTGGGGTTGGGGCAAAGGCTGGGCATAAGGGGCCTGGTGGTCGTCCAGTTGTCGAGATCGACGGCAAGCTTTACTATCTTGCGCGGTTGGCGTGGTTCTATGTTAATGGCCGGTGGCCAGTTGGCCTCATTGTGCCCGCTGATGGCGACAAAACGAATGTTCGGCTTGCCAATCTCATAGAGAGATCGCCGTCTGAGCTTCGTGCTGCTAGTGGCCCGAATTCGCTGAATACCAGCGGCGTCAAAGGCGTTAGCTGGAACAAAGCCAAGGCCAAATGGTGTGCGATGATCACGCGCAACGGCGTTCAATATAATCTGGGGTGGTTTGTCGATAAGGATGAAGCCGCCGCAGCATATCGGCATGCCGCCGAGACGGGTGAATTGCCTGCCAAAGGCAGCAAGAAAAGCGCAAGCTGGGCGACTGATCGCCGTCAGCGGAGTGCGCCATGGAAGGCGATCCAAGAGAACCCGCGCATCGTAGGCTGGGAAACGATCGAGCAATTCATCGCCGATGTTGGCGAGCCGCCAACTACAGACCACATGCTGATGCGGGCGCATTACGATCAGCCACTTGGCCCCGGCAATGCCGTTTGGCGTCTGCAATGGGCAAAACGCCCCGGTCACGACGCCGACCCAGAGAAAAGCTATAACCTGATGCAGTTCGACATCAGCGTTGAGGAATATGATCGGCTGTTCTTTGCCCAAGAAGGGCTTTGCGCCATCTGTTCCCAGCCCGAGCGCGCGCCGTTCAAGGGAGGCGTGCGGCGTCTTGCGGTAGACCATGATCACGAAACTGGCAAAGTGCGCGGGCTACTTTGCATGAACTGCAACAATGGCCTTGGTCGGTTCGGCGACGATCCCGGCCTACTCCGCGCTGCTGCTGATTATCTTGACCAGCATGCCGGGGCGGCCATTGTCCCGATCCGAAAGGACAGCGCCTGAATGGCTCGCACTGATTTCACTGGTCCGGTAATAGCGTTTGGCAAGGGTCGCAGTCCTGGCGGCATCGGGTTTTCGCAGGACAACAACCCTGACGATCCCTCTCCGTCGCTGGGCAATAGGGGCTGGGGCTGGCTAGACCCGCGTCCGCCGTTCACCTATCAGCCGGGGCAGAGTGCGACAGAGCCGTTCTACGGGTTCCCGGATGGTGAACTTACTCTGATTGACCAAGCGCCTTCAGCGTTGGCGGCCAACAACATCGCGGCATCGCAGGCAGTAACTGCCGGCACTGCGGCGACATTGGTTGCGACTAGCGGTGCCGGAATTACGGTCGGCGCTTCGGTGGTCAATGCGCTGACTGGGCAACTGGTCACTGGTTTGTTGGCGATCGACGGCACGCATGGCGGGGTAGCATTTGGTGCCAATGCTGCTGCCAATCTGTGGAATCCGGCGACGGCGATAAGCCGCTGTCTAGTCGTCGCCGGCCTTACCGGCACGATGCTGATTTCGGGATACGACCTGTACGGCTACCCGATGACGCAGTTGGTGACGGGCGCTGCAACGACATTGAAGGCGTTCAAGTACGTGGCGTCGGCGGTGCCGCAAACCGGGTCAAGCGGCAGTGCGCTGACGATCGGCACGACCGACGTATATGGCATTCCGCTGGCGGTGTCGGCTTTCGGATACCTCTCGGTTTATTGGAACAACGTGTTGGTCGCGCTTGCTGGGACGGGTGTCGCATTTGTCCCGGCGGTGACGACCTCGCCGAGCACCAATCTGCTTGGTGACGTTCGCGGCACGCTGAACATCGGCACCGGCACGGCGTCAAACGGCACTGTCGCAATGCAATTGTTCTGGCGGCCCAATGTGAATAATATGCTGACTCAGGCTGGAATTTTCGGAGTCCAGCAGGTGTAGCCAATACTGCCGCCAATGCGGCAGTAGCCTCGCCCCTTTGCCGGGCGGGTCCCAGCTGGGAAACCGGCGGCGCGGATCGCCGAGATTGAAGGAGACTAGCGATGGCAAGAGGACATCACAGACGTAGAGGCGGCGAAACTGACATGCCAGAGGAGCATGGCGGCAAGCCAATGAGCTACACGGCGGACAACAACGTCGAGAAAGAGGCTGAGGGCGAAGAGCGCAGCAAGGGCGGTCGTGCGAAGCGCGCTCGCGGCGGCGCTGCCAAGCATCATGTCGAGCACCATCAGGCCGAGCATGTCGAGCACCACCATTACAAGCGGGGTGGCGGCATGAAAGAGGCCGAGATGGAAGGCGGCAAGACCAAGCATCGCCGGATGGACCGCCCTGGGCGCAAGCGCGGCGGCGGTATTGGTGCTGATGCGACGCCACTGTCAACGGCGGCCCGTACCAAGCAAGAAGGCCACATGGCCGATAACGACGAACTCGCGTCTTAGTGGTAGCGGGTAATTCTGATGGCCAAGAAGGGCCGTGAGGCGGATTGCGATGATGTGACTCTGCCGTCAATCCCAGATGCCCCTGGGGTCGGCAAGATGCCGCATTACAAGCGCGGTGGTGCTGCCAATGGCATTGGGCCATTGCCGCACTACAGCCGTGGGGGGAAAACCAAGCATGTTGAAGAAGACGGCGGCTCTAAGGGCCGTCGCCGCCTCGATCGCGGGGGATGGAAGAAAGGCGGTCGCCTGACTTACGGCGAGCGCGAGAAAATGCCCAGCAGTGAATTTGCATTGCCCGGCAAGGGATCTGGCCCCAAGGGTAAGGGCGGAGGCTCCTACCCGATTCCAGACCAAAGTCATGGACGCAATGCGTTGGCCAGAGTCGCGCAACACGGCTCTCCGGCTGAAAAAGCTGAGGTTCGCCGCAAGGTGCACGCCAAATTCCCAGACATTGGCAAAGAGTGATCTGCGGGCTGTCTCGCAATCGTCACTGGCGCATTGGGCCAATAAATGATATTAGGACGCCGCAATGAGTGATCCGCCCGATGCACTGAGCCAGCCGATCAACATCTTCAATTTCGGCAGCTACCTCGGTCAAGTGCTGGCGATCGTGCAGGACATCGCGCAGTCGGTTGCCGCAATAATTTTCACTCAGAACGAAGCAACTGTCACCGAAAATCTGCTAGCCACCAACCAGGTCGCATTGCAGAACCAGGTCACGCTGTTGACGCAACAGGTTGCCGCGCTGGCGGCCACTGTTGGGAACACCGTCAATCTGCTGCTGGTGACGATTGAGGGGTTGGGCAACGTTGCCACTGCCCCATTGCAGCAGGAGGAGATCACCCTGCTCGAAGAGATCGCGCAGAACGTCGCTCCAACCCGGCCGGTCGAACTGGGGTTGGATTTCACCAATGTCACTTCGACCAAACAATCCGCGCCAACCGACGCGGGTCCGTGAAGCCAATAGGAGCTTTTGATGGCAACTCTCACTACCCTACCCAATGGTCACTTGGCGCTGCCGAGCGACGAGGTCACCGCAATCGCGCTGGTTGCCCTCGACGCGTCCGGCACTCAGGTGCCAATGCCTGCCAGCAACGTCTCGACGGTTGTAACCACGGGCACCTTTGCCGCCAGCCTCGGCGCCGCAATTGGTGTCATGCCGGGCACGACCAACGCTGCTGTAATCCTGACCCCGCTCGTACTCGAAAGCGATGCGGGCAATTCGGGGGGCGGCATCGGGCTGACGATCACCGACACGGCTGGGTTGCCGATCACGACCGGCACGACGGCTGCGTTGTTCGACATCGTTGTTGATGCGACACCGGCAGCTGAGGGTCTTGACCTTACGAATGTCGTTTCGACCCCGCAGACGGCACCAGTCGCGCCTGGCCCGTAATCGGAGCGATAGGGCGGCATTGAGCCGCCCTATCACCATTCCAGGCCGATGCCCGCCCCTCCTTCCCTCGCCATTCCGCGCCTGCGCTGCCATGCGCAGCCGTACCCTGCGATGCCCTGCGTGGCGACGCCACCGACCACTCTAACTGTACCCGTTGAGAGCGTCAACAAATCGCGGGATTAGGAGAGCCTGATGATCGGCTTGTTGATCCAAATTCTTATACTATGTCTTGTTTTAGGATTAATTTTGTATATTTTTGGGGCGGTGCCAATCTTGGCACCGTTCCGCTGGCTCGCGCAGATCATCTGCGTCGTCATCGTGGTGATTTTCCTGATCGAGATCCTGCTCGGCATCTCGGGAGGCGGGGTGAGCTTCCCCGCTTTCCATTCGATCAGATGACCGTTTCAGTTTGATCGCGGCGCGGGCCAAACCCGCGATAGCCGATCGCCAACCCAACATCGGGCATGGCGATCGTAACCTGATCGCAGCAGGTCAGGGCGAGATGTACAGACGATACTGAGCAACCACCAATCGCTAGGTCGTGGCTCACCCTTTCTTTGAGGCCACGCGGATCGAGATGACCAAAGCGCAAGGTGCCTTGGTAGGGATGACTTTGGTTGGTTGCGTCTATCGGGACCGGGTTCGGAACAAATTCGTTTTTGATCGCTCCAGCGCCGTGGCGCGTCAAATAGGTGCGCGAGACGTAAACAACGTCGAGTTCGAGGGCAAGTGCGCGGGCGATCGGCACGACATTTTTGAGCCCCGTGTTCGATCGGGTCACATGCGGGAACTCGCCGTATTCCTGGTCTAGCAGCAACCCCTGTGCGCCCTCGAAGATGATCTGCGAACTCTGGATGTATTCCAGCCCCGCTGAGGGTACGGCATGATCAAACTTCCGTGCGGCGGCGATGAACGCGTCAACCCAGTTGTTGCCGAGATGCGTGTCGTCTCCAACCAGTGGCGGGACGCCAAGTTGGTGCAGTCGCGCGGGCATCCAGTTGTCGCGGATGTTGATCAGTTTCTGCTTCAATAATTTATCAGAGGCTGACAGGTCGTCTTTTAACAGGCGAAACGCCGGATAGTTGTTGCGCTCAATGGTCTCGCCAAATCCGACCCCGCAACTGCCGTGTCGTGCGGCACCTCGGTGGTCTTCGACCATCTGGTTGATCAGCATATCGTAAGGCGTCGTCACGTAGCAGCGCGGGTCAGCCGCGACTGGGGGCGCTAGCCGAACCTCCAGAAACTCGGCGTATTCATGCCAAAACAAGATCGGATTGAGCACAAAGTGCTTGGCGAGGTAGGTCTTGGCCCCAGCGAGGGTGCCGGAGCCAAGATGGTGGAACACACGTCGCCGATCATCGGGCGTGACGACGGTGTGCCCAGCTTGGGCTCCGCCATTAAAGCGCACGACAGCGCAATCGGCCGAGACGCCAGATGCGAGGTAATCAACCATCCGCCCTTTGGCCTCGTCGCCGTAGTTGGCCCCGATAACGGCTGTCGCGCGCCTCATGGGTCGAGCCTCCAGTTAGTAGTTGAGCCTGACGGCTCCCTCGCGGTGTTCGCCGGCAACGATATCGCGGATCGCATTGGCGACCACGACTGACGTGGCACCAGACCACGACCCGGCGACGGCATCTTTGTCGCGACCCTCGGCAACCTCGATTGCGGAGACGATCACTTCAGCGAGTTTTTCGTGATCCCCGAGAGGCAGAACATGCTGACCCAAGGTCTTGACCCATTCGCGCCGAACCTGATCGGGATGCGCTCGCGCGTGGCTACCTTCCTCGACGATGACGTGGAAGATGTCATACGTCGCGGAGGCCAATTTCAGGATTTCGGGTCCGGTCAGATCCTTGACCTCGTCGAGACCGAGGAATTGCTTGATGTGCTTGGCGTACAGGATCGGGGTCGGCTGTTCGTCGCCGACGGTGAACAGATACCCGCGTTTGCCACGTTTCTCGAAGCAATCAATCGAGGTTTTGGTTGCCGCGAATAACCAGGCGGCGGCGTAGGATTCGTAGTGGTTGCCACCGCCGCCGCGCTCCAGGTGGATTTTCTCCATCTGCTCGACGAGCGGTTTGTTCTCGGCTTCGAACTGGGTTGCCTGCACCGGCGAGCGATCACATTCGAAATCGCCGATTCCCATGATCATAATGTGCGGGTCGGTGATCGGTCGGCGCTCGTAGATTGAGGCAACGAGGGTGCCGAGGCTGTCGCGCGCCATCACGTCGAGAACTTTGTCCATCGACCCGGTAACATCGAGCGCGACGATCAGCGCCGTCGAGTTCGGATTGGACGCCGAGTCTCGCGATTCGCGCAGCTTGATATCGGCAGGCGCGAGGTCGGGGGCCAAGCGGCTCGACCGAAAGATGTGATCAACAGTCGGGTTTGATGCGTTATATGACGCTCGGGTGCTCGACCAAAATTTCGGGTCCCACCTGCCATCGCCCATGATTTTCTCCTCTGGTTAAGTGAACGCCCTTGAGAATAGGGCCTCTGTTGGAAAAATCAACGGGGTCGATAAAAAGGGATTGACAGACCCTGTTGGGGTCGCCATCATCTCCATCGTCATGCAGCGAATTGCCCGCACACAAGCCATAGAACGATCGGATCATCTCCGTTGGTTCGGCATGGGTGCGTACCCCACCTTGGGGAATCCGCAAGCATGAGGTAGGGGTTGTTCGGCAGTTGCCGATAGGATCGCGAGATCGTCAGCCCCCGCCAGTTCCCCCTGAGCGGGGGTT